CTACATCCCAAGAGCCGGTTACACTGTCTGATTTTGTAATGGTATAGCTACAATCATTTGTGATATCTGACGAGCCGTACATAACTTTCGCTGTAGTTGTCACTGTTGGAAATACCGGAATGTTTCCGTCTGCGTCAGATGTGATCGTCTGCATATCGTTCGACAGCTGGAATGTCATATTCTTGGCAGATGCAATATTGTTGTCCATTTTTGTCAGTTTATCCGGCAAAGAACTGTCACCAATTACAACATTATCACCACTGATGATTACTTTTTTGGTGTCCATATCAACCTGGAAGATTATGTTTCCATCGCTATCTCTGACAGTCAGTGCACCTGTGTCGATATAATCAGCATTGATACCATGTGCGTACAGAATTTTTGCTATCAAATCGCCTGTCAGAAAAAAACCGTAAGGATATGTTTTACCACCATCATTGGATACGCCAATGGCTTCTGCTGTGAATTTAATTACATTTTTTGATTCTGCAAGTGTAGGCTTGTCATGCAGATATGTAATAGTACTGCCATCTTCCTGTGCGACTGATGTTTCATATAATCCAGAAGAATTTTTTAAGGTTTCTTCTAATTTCTTTACTGCTTTTTCTCTAGCTGATTGTTCTTTTTTAACAAGTCGTCTTGCCTCTACGATTGCCTTAGTGGATTCTGACTGGAACTTGCTCTGCCCTCTGATAGGGTCGTCGGCTTGAGTTTTTACAGTGGTCTTTCCATTAACGAAACAGGAAACGTCTGTCAGTGGAGTGATATACCTATTCCACTTGCGGTCGTAAGTATATGCCATATCTCCAAACTCAATGAGTGGATTATATGCAAGTTCTCCCGACATGTTACGGAATTTAGCTCCAATTATGGAATCACCGATTTGAGCAGCTACCGTGTCCAAGTCCGAATCCGCAACAAGGTCGTTTTCCAATTCAAGAACATATCCTGTGCTTCCGTACATGGCTTCATTTTCTCTATTTTTTAGCTTGATTCCAGTAATCACAATATCATCACTAGAAACGGTTGGACTTGTAAAAAAGTCTTTGAGCTTTTCGGATGTGTCAGCTACTGATTCGATCAGTGTCAAGAATCCATCACTATCAATTGTCCAGTTCCCTGTCGGACTGATAAAACTTTCTGAGTCAATACTTGCGCCGCCTTTAAATGTTACATTTCCATCATCGTCCACTACTGCGTTGTAATCTTCTTGTACATTGGAAAAATCCCATCTGATAAATCGCAAGTATCCTCTGCTGTCCAGGCGAGCGTTCGCAGTCTCAAGCATTGCTGCCCATCCGAACAACTGACGAAACGTCATGTTTTCCGGAATCTCTGACACGATCAGATTTCCATGAGCCATGGAGACTTCTGACGGAATACCAAGAGTCTCACACGCATCTCTAACAAGAGTCTCTATTGACTGTGGCAGAACCAGATGAGATATATAAGTTGCGTTCGTTTTATACATATCGTCCAAAGCGGTAAAACTAAGGATTTCGCCATATTGTTCTGGTGTCGTAATTGTATAAATACCTTTATCAATGGTTTCGACTCTGTCTTCTGTCGCTGCTTTTGTTGCCAGAATCGCACCGCCACTCTGGTCAAGAATTGGCTCATAGTTTTCATCCAGCAATTCATCTGTTGTAGCCGAACTTGCTACAGAGGTCTGCATTTTAAGATACGCATGAACTTTTGCCATGTAGAAATTATAGTTTTTCCACTGGTCGGAAGTGTTGTCCAACTCCAATGTCATGGATTTACAAACAACGCAGCCAATCGGAAAGCTGCTACTTTCTGCACAATCGGAAAAGGTGCAGTTTTCGCCCATGATTTCATTTTTGACTGTTTTTACAGTTCCGTCAGGAAAGGTGATTTCCACTTCCTGCCAGACTCTTTCTCCGTCCTGTAGTTTTTGTTTGAACGCATCAGATACATTAATCAAGTGGATTCACCCCCTGCATGTTAAAAGATATTTTTGATACAAATTTTAAGTCTGGAGATATTTCTCCAATAGTTAGGCTTGCTTTTCCAACATAAAATGGGTCGGTTCTCCATGCCATGTGATAAAGCGACCAATGGTACAAATTGAAAGTTTTTCCTTTTGCGATAATTTTGAGAATTTTGTTTGCTTCTATAACTGGAACGTTTGATGCTTCATAGCTATACTGTTCGACTGTAAACAATGGAGTTAACAACGCTTTTCCGAACTGCGTACGGTTACTACCTTCTGAATAAGTTGTTTCGAGGTTATATCCCATATCTTTATCTGGCTGATAGATGGAAGCCCCATTCATCTTGTATCGTTCTGTTATGCCTTTTGGAATAGTTGCCACGCTTCCACCTCCTATGCCAGTTCAAACGGGTTTCTACCGCTTGTATCACGTCTTAACTTTGCTTCTTCGATAATTTCATCAAATACTGTTCTTCGGTTAATCTGAGCAGTAAAACGATAATTTCCACCACTCTGCTGTCCGCCAGATTCTTCACGAACAATCTTTCTGAGCAGTGCTTCTGGTGTTTCGATGTTATTACCCTGCTTCTGGTCACCCAATACGGCTAAAAACTCACTCCTTGGCGGGATAACTGCACCTTTAGCTAGATATGGAACTGTTGGAACTCTTGGAAATGTTGCACTAAATCCGATTGTTTTCTTGCCGAACGGTGTAGGCACTTCCCACGGGCCAAAAGAGAATGCGGATTCAATGCCACCAATTGCACTGTTGACAGTTCCAATTGCGCTATTTACAATGCCAATGACCTTGTTCAATATGTTTCGAATAGTATCTTTGATTCCACCAAATATATCGACAACCTTATTTTTGGCTGATGTAAATTTTTCCACTATACCGTTTTTAATTCTCTCAACAAGATTTCCTACTGTTGACCAAATTGCAGTCCATTTTTGATATGCGCTGGATTTGACATTATCCCAAATCGTCACAATTTTAGATGCGAGATTCTTAAGACTAGAGCTTATAGCGTTGACAAATGTTGATGTTTTATTTTTAATCCAATCCCATACTTCCCCCGCAACTTCTCTAATCTTGTCCCAGTTTTTGTACAGTAATACGCCAATTGCAATGCAAGCCGTTATTGCTGCTATAAAAATTCCGCCCGGTCCGATAGCCGTTGCAATAGCTTTAATTCCTCCCATAATGCCACTAGAACCAGTCATAAGTGCAATAAGGCCTTTTATAAAACTCGCTACTGTCGTTATACTTCCTGCGATTCTCGAAGCTAAGCCTGCAATCTTCGCTGCCGCAAATGCTCCGATCAGAGCTGCGCCAAATGCTTCAATGATTGATTGATGATCTGCAAAGAATCCAGCCAAATCAGACACTAGGTTAATCACTGTCGGAATTCCTGTTTCAATCAGCCATTTCAGCATTGGGAGAACAATATTGTTATAAATCCATTCAAGAACATTTCCGATAGATTCCAGAATTGGCGCAAAGGTACTGGTCAGGTTACTGATGGATTCTAGTAACGGATAAAAGTTCAAGTTCGCCGCCCATGTTGCTGTATCCTCTGCGATTTTTTCAACAAACTGCATAACCACCACAAGGGCGTCTGCAATGTTCTGTATGATCTGCGTTCCAACATTGTTCTTATTCCACGCATCCGCAAAACCGGATGCAATATTCCCGATAGTTTTAAGAACGTTCTGAGCAATCCTCAGCATGGTTGTGAGCATCGTTGTGCCTGTGCCATTTGTCCAGACCTCTACAAGGCTTTTACCTACACTTACAGCGAGCTTTTTGAGTCCATCAAGTGCGACTTTTGCTGCATTAATGGTATTCTTACCCTCTTTTTTCCATGCGTCCTGGAATGGTTTCCAGAGTTTCTTGAGCAGGTCAGCAAGTTTCTTTGCGGAATCGCTAATCTTGTCAAGTGCGGTTTCGCCTTCTGCGAGATTGCCGTAGTCCACATTACCAACTGAACTCGGAAGGCCACTGTTACCTGCTCCACCACTTCCACCAGATGAAGATGGTGTGGAAGATGAATTGCTGCCAGTAGATGTGACTTTGTGAACTTCATCAAGTGACGAAAGATAGTTTTTGGTTTCCTTATTCGCTTTTTTTGTTGCTTTTGCATTGTCGTTCGTGGCATCTGCCAGTTTCTCTGCATTATCTGCCGCCTGTCCATACTGGTCCGCTGTATCTGCGATCGCGTCTGTTCCGGCAAGACCCGCTCCACTTCCGCTCGTTTGACCGGAAGATTTCTTGCCAGTAATAAGCTCCGTGAATGACTTAAATGCGTTTGCCAGAGTCGCCAGTTTGCCGAGAAGAATATTGATTACTTTCAGAACAGGTGTAAAAATATTAATCAGCCCTTGTCCGACTGTTGCCTTGAGGGACTGCAACTGCAACTGCATCACTCGCACCTGGTTCGCCCAGCTGTCAGAAGTACGAATGAAGTCACCAGATGCGGCTGATAACTGTTCCTGCACAAAAGCAAAGCGGAGAGCAACTTTCTCCTGTTCAGTCATTGCAGATGTGGTCTTGCCGTAGCCATTTGCAAGTGCATATTGGTCAAGTGCCGACTGGGTCATTACCACGCCGAGGTCCTTGAGTGTTTCCGTTTCGCCCGTAAACACTGATTTCAGCTTAATATAAGCCAAGTCCTGACTGATGTTATAGAATGATGCTACGTCACCAGTCAACTGTGTTAGAGCCGTTGACATGTCGTAAGCCTGTGCTTCTGAGAATCCGAACGACTTAGACATTGCTCCGAACGTACCGACATACCTTTTTGCCATGGTTTCTGACAGTCCGGCTGAGGTCATGGCATTCTTTGCGAATTCGTTCACCTTATCCGACATGGTGGTAAATGTAACATCGACCACGTTCTGCACTTCTGCGAGGTCAGAGCCAAGTTCCACGCACTCTTTTCCAAACTGTACCAATTTACCAACAGCAAAAGCCCCACCAATTAACAGACCGATTTTTTTTACAGCACTTCCAAGGCCGTTAAATGACTGTTTTATAGCTGATACGCCATTTTGGACACCGGTTGTATCCATTCTGGTATCAATAATGACTGAGCCATCAGCAGCCATGCGTCCACCTCCTAACTATTTGAGGTTTAACATCTCATTCAGCGCATCTTTATAAGCTTGCTCCTCTTCGCTGAGACGTGTTTTTATATCAATAATGTTCTTATTATCGTGATAGAATTTCTTTTCCCATTTATCCAGACGTTCACCTTTTGCCTTTTTTGACCGGATTCCAACAACTGTATTGAACAGGCATTCACCAGATTCCATAAAGTACCCAAAGAACGTCCACCAGTGCATATAAGGTATGGCTCTGATTTCTTTACCGGCAACCTTGTTTACCGCCGGAACAATCATGTCTCCATCCTGTTCCCAATCCATCAAACGGGGCTTTGGGCGGTTCGGATTATCGTCCAACTGTCCGCAGTCGATGAACTCTGATGCTTTCTGACAAGCTTCATCCAGACACTCAGCCGGTATGCTTTGCCAGTCCTCAAACAGAATCTGCAACATAACAACTGCTTTCGCCTGCTCGTCCAGTTCTGGGTCGTTCATGGCTATGAGAATATCAATAATCGCTCGAAAATCTGTTCTGATAGAAAAATCCACCCCACTGATATTGAGTGAGGTGGGAAGCTCATAGGCGGTCATTTTGTATACTTTTCCGTATACTTATTAACTGCTGCCTGCATTTTCTTTTTTCTCTTTTCGATTTCCGGCTCAATTGCTTCTGCGATCTTATCCAGAACAATATAAGCGAACACCTGACCATTGCCGAATACAGTGGTTGCCGTGATCGGCTCTTTGAACAGGTCTTTTGATGCTTCATATCCGAGCAGGTAGTTGATTTTATCCTCGATCTGTTTGTTCAGCTCTGCCATTTTTTTGCCGGAATCGACCTTCTGAATAGAATCTTTAAGCTGTTCAAAATATTCTTCCAGCTCCTCTGCACGTGCTACTACATTAATGTCGGTTGGATTCAGCTTGAAAGAAGAAAAAACTTCGTCTTTATTGTTTGTGAATGTAAAAATGAAAATTCCATCATCGATCTTGGTGTTGATTACTTTTGCCATTTAGCATGTCCTCCTTGCATATGTGTTTATTCACTGTCGGCTGTGAATGAGCCGGAAGTGATATCAAATTTTCCTTTTACACGTTCACCAACATATTTAACGGTAAACAAAATCTGATAGCCGGATGTATCACCGCCGTAGGAGGTAGGCACAACATGACAATCCTGCTTGTATGCTTCATATTTACCGGCTGTTGCTTCTTTCCAGAGATGTACTTCAACTGCACTTGTTTTCAAATTATCGTCTTTAAGACGTTCATCAACGATCTGCTGAAGCTTTTCGAACAAGTCTGATGTGGTATCCGCATAAAACGGATCAGCATCAGAAGAAGCTTCGTAGCCGTTGTGTTTGAATGTGGTTTCATTGAGAATATTTGTAGATGTTTCAGTATCCGGGTTGAGATCAACATTGTACTCTTCCAGATCCTTTCCAAGACGCTCATATTTTGGCGTTAGCCCTCCACACAGAGAACCTGCATCAATATAATGAGCCATGTATTTACGGTCAATCTTGCCTGTAACTGCCATAGAAATGTCCTTTCTGCCTATAACTTTTAAAAGGCTGTGTAGGTTAGCGACTATCTCCAATTGATAGCCGGTTGTTGCTTGTTATATTACTTCATAAGTGTTTTCGTAGCGTACCGATAATGGCAATAACCAGTCCTGTACGCCGTTCTCCTGCGGCTCTGTTCCGTAGGAGTTTCCGCGGGTTATACGTTTTATCACTCGCCCTTGCGAAAGCTCTGGAAACGCATTTAAACGTGTCTCAGTGCCATTTATGACAACTGGTTCTCTACATATCCATTTACCGAGATTATCCAAAAATTTCTGAACAGATAATTTCTGCCTTTCCTTGTCGGATGCTGTTCGATATACCACGTAAAATGGATACTGGCATACCTGATGCATTACGCCACAAACATCTTCTTTTTCTGAATAGATCAGCGCCCCGTTGTCTGCTGAGAACGCAATTCCCGATTCTTTGCCAAGCTCCTCGAATTTGATTATTTCATTATCGTGTAGTCCCGGATACTGGTTCAGAAGTGCTTTCATGGCGTCTGTCAGAATGTCATATCCAGTTGCATCTACTCCGATAGGTTTATCTGCCATGTCTACCGCCTCCTGCCTGTGCTTTTACTTTACGAATCCACGTATTGCCGTATTGTCGTTTTGCGGCATCAAACCACTTTGCCTGCGCCCGTGGGTGTGCCTGTTTGGTATACTCAAGGTTTTCCTTAGCCGCTGTCTGTCCGGAGAACTGGCTAACAAGGACTTTCTTCGCATACTGCCGAGCGTAAGGGCTTCCAGTCAGCTCGTCCACCATCGTTTTTCCCATATAGAGGAATCTGCCATAAGGCTCTGCCGCCGCACAAACAAAGCCTGTGCCTTGCATAGAAAAGCTTCTTGCCCTTGTCTTATCGATAAAATCTCCCGAAATCATTGGCATAAACTCTATCATGCTGTCCATGACCATTCCATCAAGAAGATACTGAGCTTCTTGATACTGTCTGGAGAACCTGTCCATATTCAGCTTGATTTTCATATCTCCATCGACTACAGAGAATCCTTTGAAATGATGAATCTTACTCATATTACTTACCCAAAATCTCAAAATGTGGAATCAGTGTATACGGGCCGCCTACACTGGTAATCTTGAACACGTTATCCTTGTTCTCGTTCATGTACTGATAGAATCCATTTCGGTAATCACTTTCAGTGACTGTTCCACCAGTCCACTCACCCTCCCAGAAAAACGATTCATCTGAGAATGTGATAGTGTCTTCCAGAGCGTTGTTAATCTGTCTTTTCCACTCCTTAGGCGGCACCCATGGAAGAATCTTGCCGTCTTTATCAGTAATGGTTATATCGCCGTTCTGGACGGTATATCGAACGTGTAACTGTGCGTTGTCAGTTGCGTCTGGTCCGTACTTTTTAAGGATTGCCCCCTTGTCGGTAACGAGGTCAACGCCAGATAAAACATGAGGATACCAGTACGCATCTCCTGTCGTGGCTGATTCGTAATAATTAAAAATCGTCACCGTTTTTTCGTACATGATACCCTCTCCTTAATCATTTATTTTTCAGCTTATCCACGTCAACCTTGGACGTTCGCTTCCACAATTCCGTAATTTTCTCCCATCCGAACATGGAAATAAACGCCACAATAAACCCAGCCATGATAGCTGCTAAAATCATATACCACAAGATTGTCATGTGGATATACTGCATATACGCTACAAAAGCGGCTACAGTAATTCCAATAGACAGTACAAGCACCAAGGCATCTGTTGGAATTTTCGATAGGAACCCAACATTTTTAATCACCTGTGTAATCACAGACACGCAAAATGCCAAAATACTGATTACTGCTAGAATCAGAGTTACATTTGTAAATAATGCTTCCATTACTCTTTCACCTCCTCATAAGTTTTTTCAAAAATATCCGGCTTGCACGGATAAAGCTCTCCGTTTACACCCTGGATAACATAGTCTCCAACAGAAACATGATGTGTTCCCTCTAATGTTTCGATATACAGCTCACACGGAGGTAAATCACAAGTTTCTGCGCCGTAATACATAATGCCTTTTTTATAAGCTTCTTGCGCCCAAAACGGAACGTAAAACAAGCCGTTCCGGTCTTTCAGATCACCATCATATTTAAATGCTTCAATGATAACAGGCTTTTTTCTAAACTTCATATTCACACTCCTGCATACAATACTGGTATTCCATCATCCGTCCTTACTCCCATCAGAAGCGGCAAAGCCGTCTCGTAAAGTAAGTCATTCGTTTTTTGTACATCTCCGGCGGCGGCATACACTGCACTCCATTCCTTTGCACCTGATGCTTTCTGCTGTGGCGTTGCATAAGAGATGGATTCACTGCCAGATGATACAGATGTTACAATGCCTGTCGTGCTACCACCGGACCCGATTGCGGTTGACGTACCGCTCACAGCGGCATTGGTAGCATTCTTCTCAGCAAGCTCAATCTGATACATTAATTCAGCCAGTGAACAGACCGCCTTTTTAATACGTTTCTGTGAACGCTTATCAGCTGGCAGTCCGTCCACCAAATTATCAAATGTCAATGTATCAATAAAATCGCTGGCTCTGGCTGCCAGACGATCAAAGTCAGCTTCTGGCACGACATTGCCATAATAGGATTCTGTGTAAAAATCATAATCTGCATAAGCCATGCCAGCTACCTCCTAATCGATCATCATTTTGCTGTTACAGTCGCATGTCCGGCGCTCAGTGCTTTATAGGTACTGTCGCACTCAACCACTGTGATTACCTGTCCTGTTGTTGCGGTAATGTCAGATTCGCCATCCCACGCGCTCCAGTTCTTCACATTCTGTCCGTAGTCTACGGAAGTCTCAGATGATGCAACTTTGTACTTGTACACATTTCCTGCGCTTACTTTTGCCGGAGTAACAGTCACTTTTGTATCTCCGCTCTTACTTCCTGCTGTGGAGTTTACAGTGAGAGTTCCAAGTGTCTGAGTTGCGTTGATAGTTCCGACAGCAACAGCGTCAATATATTCTGCAAAGAGGGTAAGTCCCATGATTGCGAATGATTCAGACACTGCTGTGTGGTAATTGCCCTGTGTATGGAATCCGATCAGATTTGTTTCACCGGATACAGTATATACAAGACCTGCTCTTGCAAAATCAGATTCGTTCGGATCCACGTAGTAAAGAACGATGTTCTCAACAGGTGTGGCGATTACTGTTCCTCTCGGAATCTCGCTGTCAGATAACAGGAAGATTGTTTTAAATCCCAGGAAGTCTTTCACATACTGGAATCCGAACTGGTTCTGAATAGAAATCTCAGCTGCTCCGATATACTCGTACACGTCCAGAATGTTCACAAATCCAACGACGCCAGTCACATTTCTGTGCATCTGCTTGAATTTGTTTTCTACACGACCCTTGGCCATTGCCAGAGCCATCTGGAAAGTAATCTCTGTAAATGTGAGGGTACCGGTTTTCAAATAATTGTAAAATCTTTCGGTAACATTGGTCTGAAGCTGGAAGAGGAATTCATCATCGGTCATCTGAACAGCGTTCTCGTAACCATGATCTTTGATTGCTTCGATAGATACAGCCTTTGCGTATTTCTCGATAGTCATTTCTGCATAGGGTTTTTCTTTTACAACGAATTTGCTGTAAGGGATTTCCTCACCTTCACCAACATTTCCGTTCTGCAATGTACCCTCTGCATATTTTGATTTAAGAACCGCTCCGGGCGTCTTTTTGATTGGACGCATGATACCAAGGATTTCACGTAAGTGTTCCCAGTTTCTTTCGAATCTGGTAACAAAGTCAATCTCACGTGCCTTTACCTGAATATCATTAGTCATAATAAGATTAGCTTTTGCTGCCATATAAAAAAATCCTTTCTACCCATAACTATTAAGGTATTGGGTTAGCGGCTATACTCTGGTGTATAGTCGGTGAAAAAAATCACTGGAATAACTGGATATTCTGAGCAATTGCAGCCTGTCTCTCAGACGGGTCTTTAATTGCTTCGATATCTTTCTTTGTCATGGTTCCCGGTGTCTGCTGCTGTCCAACATGAGTAGTAAACCTTGCTTGATTCTGCTGAGCCTGCTGCTGAGATTCATCCACAAAAGCGGATGCGTCAGACTGTTTCATCTGCTCAATCAAATCGTTCAGTCCAAGGATTTTACCATCTTTCAGCTTCAATCCCGCTTCCTTGATGTCTGCCATAACAGACTTTTTTGCAGCCTCACTGGAAAATTTAACATCATCAAGTGCTGTTTTAAGTGCGTCTGAAAAATCACGGTCATAGATTTTTGCATTAAATTCTTTCTCTGCATCTGCCGCTTTCTGTTTCCAGGTCTCTAACTCGGTCTTAATATTCGCCGGGTCGATACCGTCAAACCCTTTTAAGGTTTCCTCTGCTGCCTCAGCACGTTCTTTCCAGCTGTCGCGTTCTCCCTCGACTTTTGACAGGGTTTTCGCTACTTCCTTTGCATTCTTATAATGCTCAGAGAGTGCTTTCTTCACATCTGCCTGCTTGTCTTCCGGGATTTCAATTCCAAATGATTTTAATGTGTCAATAAGTTTCTGCATAACATAACATCCTCCTGGTCGTGTTTATTGACCTGCCGCCGCAGGTAAATGGATTAAGCCAGTTAGACCACTGGCAAGGTAATGAAATAGGCGGAATCGAACCGCCGACACGCACCCTATGCGGATGTTGCTCTACCAACTGCGCTATATTTCACTGCGCTTTTCGAACTGCCCAGCAGTTAACAGGATAAGCGTTAACCTTTTCAACATGTTGAATCATGGGAAAGATAGGAATTGAACCTATAATGTTTACCACGAGGGAACGGATTTACAGACCGCCGCAACACCGCCAACCGTTGCCGCTTTCCCATAACCCGGATTACCGGGCTAGCAAGGTGTTTAACGTGTCATGCCTGCCACGAGTTGTTTCGGGCGCCTGCCGCCCATCTACCTTTTACAAGGAGGTGCGTACTGTCTATGTGAGTGAGCAAGTCATATAGGCAGTAATGATACGTGTCGGAAATTGCATCCGCTTTTCAACCTCCAGATTCCACCCCGAACCTGTTTCTATTAAGGACACGCATCTGCTTAAAGAAAGGAGGAAAGCAATAAAAATGTCTATGTCAAGCATTTCTGCTTACAAATCTTCCCTACGAATATATTGTATCACAGAACCTCCAAAAAGTTGTGGTACATGTTTTAGCCAATTAGAGCATATCCCGGAGTTTTTCTACGTATCTTTTGACAAGATCACGTTCCTCCCGGCACTCTGCGTCCTTGGACATATCACTCATTTCTGTTGTGAGTTCGTCCAGATGTTCTTCCAGAGCAGCGAGCATCTTTCTTTTGCAGTCTTCAGACTTGCCGGAACGATAGCTCTGTTTCTGTGTCATATAGTCGTCATAAGCATCTCGTCCGTCAGAACGGCTGTAATGCCCTCTAACATAATGCTCACCACGTCTGGCATAAGAACTGCCCCGGTCGTAATCTGGCATCATTCTGCCGTCATTTGCGCTGTATCTCCCCATGCTGTCACGCTTTCTTCCACGTTCGCTGTAATCGTCATTGTAGCCGCTACGCATCTCATCAAGGACAGTGTTGTAATATTCCACTTTCTTGTCCCAGTAATACGTATTCTTGATATCTTTGTACATATCAATCAGTTTGTATGTCATTTCCAGATTTCCGGTAGTCAGTCCACTGTCAGCAATTTTGGACAGTTCGTCTTCAATTCTTGCACATAAATCCTTAATGTCTCTCATAATCACACCTCCTACGCTTCTCTGGTCACAACAATATTTGCGTTCGCAACAGAAATCGCCTGATCGCTTGTGTTCTCTACTGCAATATTAACGCAACATCCACGAGGTACATCAATATAGATGCCAGAGGACACATTGTTGTACTGGTCTACTGCTGCCGGCGTGGAAATCATCTGAGAAGAAAGAACCGGCTCACCAGATATTGCAATAGCCAGAGAGATAGCCCCGACAGTACCACCTGTTGGAATTGCAATATTACCAGAGAAGTCCACGAAAAATCTAGCCTTGCACTGGTTAGTAAGTCCTCTCAGCGTAATGATTCCACTTCCCTCCCTGTGTTGAATGCAGTTAGAACCTTTGACTGCTGTGTTTGAAAATACTACGTTTCCATTTGCTGCTACAGTCTGAGCAGCTACATTTGTAAATTCTGCCATAAAAATACTCCTTTCATATCACAAAAGGACAGGTCTCAGCCTGCCCTCTGTGTAATACGGCATAAGCCGACATCCGAATCAATCGAAAGATACTCTCGATATGAAGTTATCAGCAATTACATCCAGTGTTGCATCCGCATCCGTAAAATGTGTTCGGATTAGGAACCTGATATGCCGGAATCGGTGCCGGATTAATCGCATTAATGAGCTGCTGTGTCTGTGAAGCCATTGCAGTTGTGAGAAGTGCGCTCTGGCGGTCCTGAGAAGCAGCACGTCTGAGGTCGTTATTTTCAGCCTGCAGGTTAGAAATCTTTTCATTGCAAAGATAGTCGAGAATGGCTCTTGTCCCAGCGTTCTGGCTGTCAATGATATCTCTTGTGTTGCTGTTCATGGTGTTCTGTAATGCACAGGTGTTCTGCGCCATATTGTAGTTTACGCCCTGAATTGCTTCTCTGGTTTCGCAGCAACAGTTCGCAAGCTGTGCCTGGAGTGCATTGGTATTCTGCATATTTGCTACAGTGTCAGCGTTAATAGCCTGCTGAATGCCGAAACCAGTCTGCATGATGTTTGTGTTGATTCCGTTGAATCCGGTAAGCATACCATTGTTCATTGAATAGAATCCGTCACAGAGACCGTTATTGATTCCGTCAAGTTTGCTAATCACAGCGGAATTGTCAAATCCTCTCTGGATGTCTGCCTGAGTAGCTGCTGTGGCTGCATATCCACCGCCGTTGCCATTATTGCCCCAGCCGTTGTTTCCCCATCCGCAGAATACGAACAAGAAAAGCACGATAAGCCACCATGCACCATCTCCGCCAAACATGCCGTCATTATTTCTACCGTTTCCAGTAGCAGCGGCAATATCTGCTAAGCTATAATTTCCATCCATAATATAATCTCCTTTATTGTATATTTACATCAATCTGGCCAGATTGTAATGTACTATTTCATTCCTTTCAGCATGTGCTGGAACTGCCCTGCCATCTGCTGAACCTGATTAAGCTGTTGCTGTGAAATCCTTCCAGACTGTAGCATTTTCTCAACTTCTGCTTTCGGATCTCCTTTAAAATTCTGCTTAAACTGCATAAACTGCTGTATCATCTGCATTGGTCCGTTTCCCTGCGGCATCCCACCGCCAAGTGCATTAAATAATGGATTACTCATCTGTGTTTCCTCCCTTGATTGCTGACTCCTGTATGGTATTAGCCCTAACAGGTTCAGAAAATGAATTTAATCGGTTTATAATAGCTTCGTATTTGCCCTTTAAATCGTCATATTCCTGTCTGGTGACATACTTACTGTCCATGTTCTGAACAGGCTGTTTAGGCGGCATCTGAGATCCCACCTCGTGGTATTCAAATGTTCGCAGTGGCTGCGGCATGCCAGAAACATCTGTGGATTTTATGTAGAACTTTTCACTCTCTGAATCCATCAGCAAAACACTTGTCCCGGGTGCTACCAGATAGGATTTCGCACCAACTTCACCAGATACCCACAGGATGCCGCTATTGTTCTGCTGTGGTTGCTGCACTGGTTGAGCTGGCATCTGGACAGGCTGTTGCTGGAACTGGTTCATCTGCCCAGGAACACCAAAACTATATTGATAAGGATTGTTATATAATGCCATCTCGTACACCTCCTATGACTTATTCTATGACTTATTCTATGACTTTCTATAGCTATATTTTTGCATAGATATATCAATCTAAAAAGTTCAAAAAAGTGCCAAAAAAGTATTGACATATCACTCACTGGGTGGTATTATAATATCAACAAGAGGAAATAAGGAATCATTTAGGAGGTAAGCATTATGAAGTATAACAAATCAGAAATCATGAAAAATGCATGGAGTATCGTAAGACAGTGTAAATGTACTATTTCTGTAGCACTTAAAAGAGCATGGGAAAAAGCTAAAGAAGATCTCAAGCTCGCAAAGCTTGGCAAATATTTCAATGCTTTCCTTGATGGATGCGAAGTTCTTTTTAACCTTGGAGACGGAGTTGTTTCTGGAAATACTTTTAATTGTAGGAAAACTTTAAAAGAATTTGGGCTTAAATGGAATCCAGACGAAAAATACTGGTATGGAAGTCCTGAGAAAGTTGAAGATATCGTGAGATATCGCGTTTTATAATAAAGGAGGATTAAAATGAAAATACAAGGAATCGGAGTCATTAGTAAGAAAGTAGCGATAAAATCATTGGGGCTTGATCGAGACAAAGAAGGCCGTGAAGCTCTTAGAAAAGGGATGTTTACAGCTGAAGAAATCGGAGCAATGTACAAACTTGAACAGGTCAAAAAGGCATGCAAAATTGGAGATTGTGTTGAAACCTTTGCGCGCAATTACAATCGTATCCCGGATGACCTAAAAGAAAAGCTCACGCCGCAGGAACTGGCAGAGCTGGTTGAAGCGTTTTATAAATGTTATGGAGACGGAAAAAATGCAAAGTAAAAAGAGCTAAGCATGCAAAACTAGCTCTTTATACCTAAAATTATTATTTCAATCCGTGGTGCCCGGAATCGTTAGGCACTCCGCTTACAGAACATCCCTCTGTAAGTGACAAAGCCATTATACCACGAAGGTAAAAATATAGTCAAGGGAGGATAATAAAATGACGGGCGAAGAAAGGATTAAGCAATTAGTTGAAAAAGGATGGAAAATAGTAAAAGACGAATCTACGTGGTGTCGTTATGTGGAATTAGAACAGGAAGTACCGAGAAAAAGCCGAGATCCGTTCGGAAATTCCACTGGTGAAGACTGGATGCAGACGATACATAGACAGGTTACCATTTTTGACGATGGCGATTGGGAAGAAACGAGAGGTTAATATATGGATGTAAAGGAATTAAGGAATTTTACAAATCTGAGCCAGCAAGCTTTTTCTGAAAAATATGGTATTCCTAAAAGAAGCATAGAAAACTGGGAGAGTGGCAAGCGAACTCCACCAGAATATGTTATAAAGCTACTTGAAAGAGCTGTAAAAGAAGATTTTGCATAAAAAGAAGGAGGGGTAAATTGCCTCTCCTTTTAGCATACTTTTATAATCTTACTGTTTACTCTTCTGCTTAATCTCTTTACGGTAGATATGCTCACATTCATCTGTTCAGCGCATTATTCGAGTGTATATTCCTTGCATCTCAGTCGGAACAGTCTTTCTTCGTCTGGTGTGAAATTACACTCTATCAAGAACCTGTCTATATCTTTTTTCGTGAACACATATAATTTCATGAGCATACCCCTTACTAATGCTAACGCTGATTCTGCGCAAGATACTCCGTGAGCTTCTGTTTTGTTTTTTTTAATTCCTCAACATTATTCCCACTGATCTGACTATCCAACATGGTTGATAGTACTTCCAGAATCAATGAATCACGCTCCGCGATCCTCTGAAGACTCTCAAAGTCACGCTTATCATGTTCTTCCAGTGTTTCAACTCGCTTGTTGAGTCGAAATGCCGGAGTAATCCACTTAAGAATTACGGCCACCGCTCCTCCGACAATAGACACTCCTCCGCAAATTGAGAGGAATACTTGTACAAATTCTGATATGCTCATTTAGCTACTCCTTTTCCCAGTAGTATACCGGGATCTCATTACCACTATCCCATGTATCGTAATATTTGCCGTTCTGTACCGTCACCACATGACCATCTATGCAGAGAATGTATGTACCTGTCGGATGGTCTGTGCAAAAGTCGTTGACTGTATAGATATACCGTTCTGATTGCTCAATCAGTTTGCGTCTGTACCCATGTTTGTAGAGGTACGCTCCCCAAACGTAATTAGCTGATGGCATATCTGACAGAGCACACGCCTGTATCATTAATCCGGCAAATACTGTTTCCCAGTCAAGTCCGGTTGCTTTGCAGATGGCACGAACAACGCAATCTCCTGTTCTCTTATCCTTAACAGGATTCGGATTGAAATATTCCCATCTATCCATCAGTCAATCCCCTTTGCTGTTTTATATCGTTTCGCCGCTCCTCTGGCTTTAGCGGCGTTCTGGCGGTTCCACTTCGCTATCATAAGTCGGTCTTGCAGCTCTCTTAGGTCGTTCTGCTTGCAGTAATCCTTATATGCGGCATTTTGTTTTTGGAGAAGAAAAGACTTCCGGTCAAGGTCTTGCTGGAGTGCAAATTTCGCCTTTTCATTCGGTGCATTGTCAACTCCTGCTTGCAGTCCAAGAACCTCACGCTTTGTTTTGCGGATTCTTCGTTCATAAGTACGTTGTCGTTGTTCCTTTTCGTACTGTTTTCCTTTGTCGGCTTTATCCTGTACTGATAGTTCTGTATAGGGGTTAAATTCTCCATCACTGGCTCCAAAACTATGCCGACAGTTGACCCCTGACAGTCCACTTGCCGTTCCATATCCGGTCAATGAGAACGGCGGAAATTTCTTGCTCTTGCCAGAACGAGAGTATATCTTTCCTTGCCACCATGCGTGATTTCCCGGATTCTCACCGCCGTCACCTGTTCTGGCTCCCATGTGAGCACTGACCAGAACTAAATCCCAGTTCATTTCTTCCATGCGCTTTAGGGATATATCTCCCGTAGCCTGAGCCACACCAGTTCTAACAGAACGTGCAACTGCTGTTTCAATTGTATCTTTTCTGCCAGATGGATATGCGACAGTCACGCCATCGCTCACAACGTTATTAACCGCCTCTTTGATGGCTTGCGTATAGCCAACTGCTCCAGTCATCACATGGTTATATGCAAGGTCGCATTGCTCAATATAAAGCCTCTGAGCGGCACTTGCGGTTGTCCTTGTGAAGTTCTTCCACTCTCCCATAGTCGCAAGCATATTTCGCTCCATGAGTCTTATCATAGCTGGCGACTGTTCGAGCGGTACAGGGCTTAATCCTGCCGCCTTGTATATCTTATCATCATAATCGAGAGCAGTGATTCCGGCATCTTCAAACGCTTCAAGAAGTTCCTGTTGTTCACGTTTGGTATACCTGGATAGTTCCGCCAGAATGTCCTCTAACAGTTCACCAGATTCTTGTAGTGTTCTGATTCTCCACGCATCGGCATTGGTCAGAATATAATCCTCACCTCTGCCAATTCTTGTCATCATTCTCGACACAATCTCAGAGATGATATACTGATGCAGTTCTTCTGCAATCTGTTCACTGCCCTCTGTTATCCGGCGTAAATATTCTGGGCTTAACATAATTACTCATCTCCAAACAGTTTCGGTTCGTCTGGCTGGGCTTCTTTGACCATTGCTTTCGCTTCATCCTCTGTCATTCCTTCGAATTTCACGAAGTACATCCAAGCCGGTACTTTTCCAGTTGTCACATACTGCCACCATCTAGCACGGTCGTTTTCACGCACATACAGAATGTCTCCGAAATCATAATTGACTTCATAAGCCCCAACCGGTGCAAGTCCGTACAGGTCAGCGTAAACGTTCAATGCGTAAATAACTTCATCCAGACAAGATTCCAACTTATCCCTCACGTCTTTGACGAACTGCACTGTCCTCTGTTGTTCCGCTTCTACTCCCGTGGCTGTCTGTATGCCGCTAGATTCGTTGAAAACAAAGTAGCCATTAGAGAATCCAATCTTGTACCCTAACTGGCTTAAAATGGCGTTTATGCCGCTTATACGGGTATCTGTGTTGAGAATTGGATTGATTTCCTGATAGAACTCTTTTTCATCCTGTCCGAATACATTCTTGACAAAGTGCGGTAAGTTCATCTCATTACGTCTGTTCTCCATGCCCTGTGGCGACATGGCTGCTACAGGTGTACCGCTTGGCATCAGTAGCCTATCATCTGCCAAGACAATCTTCTGCGAATCAAAAATCTCTCCGGCGTTCCTGCTGTATGCAATATCGAGGTCTTTTAACTCTTCGATAGCTTCGGCAAATATTGGCAAACCCAATGGTGCGTTAATATCCACGTTATTCGCCTGTGGTGTCCGTAGAACTCCGTACAGAGGTCCGTCCAACTTCTCCCCGTTCGCCTTAAGAATCGGCGGCGTATCTGCCATTAGGTCAGCCCATTTGGTCTGTTTAAGGTCAATCTTGTCTCCGATGCTTTGAGGAGATTTTGATACATAGGCTCTGTTAGAAACATAATACGGATAGGTTGTCACACCATCTATTGCAATCTCAACAAATCTATGATATTCAAGCCGTGTATAATATTTCCGTCCAACAGTGTAAGAATCCTTAAATATAATTCCTTTGATCTCCTGATTGTCGTAATCTACAATCATCACATCTGCCGGAGTGAATACGTCAAGGCTCTCACCGTTTGGCTTAATGAACACTGTTCCATAAGCACATCCATATTCCACCCAGTGCCGAATCTGGAAATATACTTTATCTATCTGCTCCTGTAGCCATGTCGCCCTTGCAGAACCATCTATCTGAATACCGATCGCCAGTGTTGCGAGCCGTGCTGTCTCTGAGCAGACAGATTTTGCAAAATTAATCGTCTTGATGTTATTGTTATCATCTAACCAGTATGGAACGCCTCGATATATGTTTGCACATTTATTAATCAACGATTCCATCTCTGGAAATTCTGCCGCCTGAATATTAAAGTCCTCTTCGGCTTGTTTTTTAAAAATCATGTTGAACCACCTTTTTAGTGTTGTTATAAGTCCCATTTAATCTACCTTTTAAAATCCATCCATCTTACAGAAGTATCTCGCACAATAATGTCTTCATATTCTACAACTTTTAAGATTTCGTTAATGTCAGATGATCCATATATTTTTAAACCGATGCTTAAGAATTTATTTATTTTATCTGAAAAGTACCTATCTAACATTTTATGCACTGTACCCCCTCTTGTTAAATAACGGCTCATAAGCATACCTGAGTGCCGAAATTGCATGATCGTTTCCATCAGGATAACCGCTTATTACATTTCCCTCTTTGTCCCGATCATACTCATACTCCGTAATTTCCTTGTATGCGTTCGGCGTTCGCTTCGGGTCAATGACAAGTGTCTTTGTTTGCAAGAATTTAAAACCATACTCGATACTTCCCGGCCCTTTAATTGCCCCTCTGGCAGGAAGTCCGGCGTCCCGGAAATCATTCACGGACTTAGGCTCCGCAGAATCACATATCATCGTATAATCGTCATAGCCTTTTTTCTTGATCCAATCAGCGGTCTTGGAGTTGCTCCATTTATTTACATACAATTCGTCAATCAGATATATTTTCTCTCTAGCAGAATCGTAATAAGTTCGGAGATAGCAGAACTGGTCAGGATACCATCCAAAATCTACACCAGCAAAAATGCGATCCATGCGGCTAATTTCTTCATCTGTAATATCTCTAATCTCCAGATATTCAAATACGTTTCCACCATCGCCATTCGGAACACCCAGGTATTCATGTTCATAGGCTTCTGGATTGATTTCTTTCAGATGTGCTGCATCGTCAATAAACTTCTGTCCTAGCCACTCCGCCGGGGCTTCCAAATAACTCGAATGATGTATAACTCTTTTCGGGTTAGGTGTGAGCTTGATCCTGTTTACCCAGTTTGATTTTGATTTTGGTGGGTTGTATGATGAAAAATCATAAGATTCATCGCCACCACGAAGTACTGACTGATTAACAGAACGTTCCTGAGCATCTCCCTTCATTTGATCTTTTTCCTCTTTCCAGAGGATTCCGATATATCCAAACTCCGGCTTAATAGATTTTAGTTTGGTTTCATCGTCCAGACCACGGAAGTATATTGTCTGTCCCGTCTTAATATACTTGATCTCAAGTGGTGACACCTTACATTCAAATTCTTCCATCAATCCCAGTTCATTGATAGCCCATTTCATATTGGCATATACAGAATCTTTCAGAGTACCAGCCACCTGTCTTGTAATGCAGGCGTGCATCTGGGGGTTATTCTTGATAAGCTCAACAATCTTAAAAGCTACGAATGAAGATTTCAGACCGCCTCGACCGCCCTCGAATACATATTCAATGTTGGGCTTAATCTGTCGGTTAATGTCCACGAATGCCTTGCCGAGCACTCTGGCAGGAAGTTCGTATTTTTCATCATCGTCTTTTGAAGCTGCTGTTAGCTGCTCCCATTTTTCGATAGCCTGTATATTTCCATCTGCCGCTTTTTTATACAGAGAAGTTGCTACGACTGCCATGTTATTTGCGTCTTCGTCAGCAATCCCCATTTTTGCAAGTTTCTTTTTTGCAGTACTTGATGCAGGGCTTTCAGCTATAATTTTCACATAATCAGAAAGGGCTTTTTTTTGTCTCCTAGAATATCCAGATGCGATACCGCCTTTTTTCCCATTTCTCACCGCTTCCTCACCGCTTCGAAACTGTGTCGCCGCTCTATTATTTAAATTCTGATCATTTGCCATCCTATCAACATCCAATCATATCCTTTCTGAATTAAGCTATAAAACCCCATAGTAACACTTCTGAGTATATTCTATCATAGGTTGGTGGAAAAGTTGTGGTACATGTTTGAGAAATTTTGTGCTAAAAAAGAGCCGGTAAATACCGACTCTCTAATTTTATTCATTGCTTTGTAATTTTCTGATTGTCTCGCCCTGATCTCCCGGACACCCTATGAAACACTCCGGGCAATGTTCGTAAAATGTGCATCTGATGCAGCCATGTGGACTGATTGAGCTGCAATATTGATGCAGTACTGCAAACGCTGATATGGCGAGCTGCGGGGTTATTTCTGGCGCAAGTTTGTCTGGCACGACTTTTCACTTCCTCCCCAATCTAATTTCTGTCCACACTTATCGCAATATTTCCCTTTTGATTTCAGTTTCAACCGTCCGCCGCAGGTTGGACAAACAACAATATTACAATTTTCATAAGCAAGGCTTGCGGTATCATCTGGTTTTGTTTTATCAATCGGCTTCCTTGGAATCTGTTTTTCCAATGCTTTTGCTCCGGAATCACACGCCCATGCTTCCTTGAGATATTTTTTCTGCCATTCATCTTTGTTTTCAGAACTTTCAAGGAAACATAAATGCTGGTCTCTCATATCGGATAATATGTCTTTTGCTTCTTCTGGTTTCATGTTAATCCTCCTTATCGTCCTCCTCAATACTGACAGTTTCCAGATCTGCGAAATCACAACACATTGCGAATCCGTCAATCATTTTCTTCTTAACTCCAAATACCTCTATCATGTGAGAATTATTTTCCATGATTTTTATTACATCTGACTTTTTAACATATTCAGCCATTCTGCATCTCCTCCAACTTCTTCTCAGCTTCTTCAGGGGTGAGGAACCATGTTTTTCCGTATTCTACGTCAACACAAATAACGTTCGGAGCATGAATGCTGTCTTTATCACACTGTACGAACCAACCACTTTGTGAAAATACAATGCTGTAAGCTTTTTGATGATACACTCTGTTATTTGCTTTATATCCATTCAGAACATTTAAATCATAATTCGCTTTGCTCGGAATCTTATAAATATCATCACCGATTTTAACTGGCAATCTCACAAGCAAACCCTGCTCTTCTAAGTCTTCATAGGTGGCAAGTTTATCAGCCGCTTTATAATTTCCTTCGTCGCCACTATCCTGCTTTATTATTATGAGCCCGTCATACACTCTTTCAGTTAATCTCTCCATCTACTTCACCTCTCCAAACCAGCCCTGAAATCCTTTCATACAATCAGGACATAAATCCAGAGCATTATGTGTGAAATATCTTCTCTGACTATCCAGATTTAATACCATGATCCCATTAGGATTTTTTCTATCGTTTTTAGAATTGTACTGCTCATACAGTTTTCCACATCTATCACATTTCTTTGCACATGCCATTAATCCATTCCTCCTGTAATCTCATCAATACAATCGTTCCAGCCGATCTTATAGCTCGGTAGTTTGCCTCCTGCTTTGAAATATTTGCCGTTATAAAGCCCAGTTACTTTTATTTTCTCCGGCAATGGATTCAATGGACACCAATCTGGTCTAATGCTCAAATCTGTAATATCTCTATTGTTTACTCTACAGAACGGGTGAGACACTCCACTGCGTAAAACGCATAAAGCACAATATTTTGGCGTATTTATCACT